CTGGCGGCCAAATATCGGATATGTATTTGGAACTTCACCCTTACGATGAGCAAATTGCCATAGGCGCACTGCAACGCTTAGATAATGTTTATGAGCTTTTATCAACAGTTGATGTTGAGAAGTCACCTACGATGTGGGCAGTTATTCCTGCGGTACCATCGCGGAATTGTAATTATTGCCCCTACTTCAGACCATTCAGCACCGATTTATCGGTTGCCTGCAATGGAGATACGGAAGCCAAATGATGTGTTGTACCGATGGTTGCGCCTGCGGGATTCCCGCAAAAACAATCAATGACATCGCAAAAGAATTGGCTGAACTATCACCACCAATAGAGTTGGAAAACCAACAAAACCAAAGTAACACCCAAACAGAAACGGGGGATGTCAAATGACATTCAGCGCACCAAGTAGTTCCACCGAAAGTGTCAAAGTAGCTGACCTTGCCGGTGCTTTGTTAATCATCGAACCAATCGAATACAAGGTTGGAATCCAAACCGTTCACGGTGAAACCGATGCAATTGAAGTGAACCTTGTTGATCTTGACAATAACAAAACCTATAACAATGTTTTGTTTTTCAATGTCGCACTCAAGAACGCACTCAAGGCAAAGGTTGGGCAAAAAGTTCTAGCCCGCATCGGGCAAGGCATTGCCAAGCCAGGTAAGTCTGCGCCTTGGATTCTAAATGATGCAACAGGCGATGTCGCAGCAGTTGCCAAAGCAAATGCTTTCATTGGCGGGGCATCTGCCCCTGCCCCTGCGGTGGTTGATTCACCTGCGGGGATTACACCTGAAGTTGCTGCACTTTTGGCACAATTAGGCGCAACAAAGCAATAAACTAAATCTCCCCGTTTAAATGTCGTTGGCGGGGAACGAAATGGCAGGTTTGCATTGGCGGGGGGAAGCGCCATAGTTGGTTCGATTCCAACCATTTCACGGCAATAACAATTTAGGGGGAAATGTGAGCGAACGCTTTAATTTATTTGAGGGCAACTGCCTTGAAGTAATGAAAACAATGGATGCTGATTCAATTGACTCCATCGTCACCGACCCACCCTATGAGCTTGGATTTATGGGCAAGAGTTGGGATTCATCAGGCATCGCCTTTAATGTTGAAGTGTGGCAAGAGGCGCTGCGTGTTCTAAAACCTGGCGGTCACTTAATTGCGTTTTCAGGTTCGCGCACTTATCACCGAATGGCAGTTGCGATTGAAGATGCGGGCTTTGAAATTCGTGATCAGATTATGTGGGTTTATGGGTCGGGGTTTCCAAAGTCGCACGATGTAAGCAAGGCGATTGATAAGAATAACGGCGAAACTGGCCGTTTATTAAAATTCACCAATTGGATGCGAACAACAGGATTGAAAGCAAAAGAATTAGATGAAGCTACTGGTACAAATATGGGTGGGCATTACTTAACAACCCCATCACAACCTGCGATTCCAACTGTTGAATTATGGCAAAAGATTCGCCCACTTGTTGCCGATGTTCCTGAATGGGTTGATGAACTTGTTGATCGCATTGAGGCGGAGCGCGAGGTTGTTGGCACAAAGCCATCAAGTCTTGGTGGAACAGTTGCCGCAGGTGAGCGAAATCAAGAAATTATTGATTACCACAAAAACAAAATTGTGGACATCACCGTTCCCGCAACCGCCGCCGCGAAGCAATGGCAAGGCTGGGGCACCGCACTAAAGCCCGCGCACGAACCGATGGTGTTGGCGCGTAAGCCGTTGATTGGCACCGTTGCCAATAATGTTTTGACCTATGGCACCGGCGGGTTGAACATTGACGGAACAAGGGTTGGTAGTGAGGGTGGCACAAGCGGTTCAAACTTTGTTCCAAATAGCACTCCAATTTACGGAAAAGGATTTGGCGGCAAAGTTGAAATTACTCAGCTTGCCGCAGGCCGTTTCCCCGCCAACTTCATTCACGATGGCAGCGATGAGGTTGTGGCGTTGTTTCCTCAGACTGCTGGCAATCACGGCGGGCGCGTAGCTACATCAGGTTTTGAATTTGGTGCGGGTAATGGGTCAAAAATCAGCGCAACAAATGCCAAACAAGACTTTGGCAGCGCCGCCCGATTCTTCTATTGCGCGAAGGCAAGTAAGAAAGATCGCAATGAGGGGCTTGATGGGTTTGAGGTTAGGCGTTCGAGTGGTTACGGATATGACCACGGCTTAGGCAATGCGGGTGAAGGAATGTTCAAAGATCGCAACCCGATAAAAGCCAACCACCACCCAACAGTCAAACCAACATCGCTAATGCAATATCTAGTGCGCCTTGTAACACCGCCAAACGGCATTGTGCTTGACCCGTTTCTTGGTTCAGGTTCGACAGGTAAAGCTGCGATGTATGAAGGATTTAACTTTGTTGGAATTGAACTAACGCCCGAATACTTGCCAATTGCTAAGGCGCGGATTCTATTTGCCCTGCAAGATAAAGAAGGCGAGTTAGACTTTGAGCCGCGATAGCCTTGAAGGTGCCATCGCCTTTGCGCTTTGGCGCTCTTATGAAGAATCTTTGCCTGATACGCCCTGGCGAATGGCAAAGGTGATCGCTGCGATATTAAGGAAAGAAGGCTACCTTGCCAATCATTGATTACAAATGCCCAAATTGCGAAGTGGTAATGCCAATCTTTCGCAAGGTTGATGAAGCCGAAATTGATTACAAATGCAGCAATTGCGAGATAGCGATGGAACGGGTTTGGGCGGCACCTGCCGTTCATTTTAAGGGAACGGGTTGGGGGAAAGATTGAACGATGATTGCCCCAATTGCAAAAGACAGGTGAGATGGGCGCACAAAATGTGCGGGCAAGATGTTGTTAGAGAATGTTTAACTTGTAAGCATAAAGAACACTTGACTAAATAAAAGGGGGAACGGAATGGTAAAAGAAATCAGAATCAAAGAAAGTTTATTTTTAACTTTTGGAACGCGCAAGGGTTTCGGTTTGGGAATTGTTATTGATAAATGGACACTATCAATTGATTTCTGCATCTTTTGGTTAGCGTTGGAGTGGTAAAGGGATAATGTTGGCAACTTGCGGTGATGGTGTAATGGAAACACAGATGGCGTTCCAGCTATCAGTTGGCGGTTCAATTCCGACCTCATCGCTCCAAAATTATTGGATTGAGCCAATTTCTTACAGCTTGGCAATGGATATTGTTGTTGAAAAACATTATCTGCACCGAAAATGCCCTGTTAGTTTTGCTTTTGGGTTGTTCAATTATTCAAGTTTAATGCCAGTTGGCGTTGTAACTTACGGCGTAAGCCCAAGTTCAACATTGCTAAAAGGTATTTGCGGGGAAAGTGAAAAATCTAATGTCTATGAACTAAATCGCTTGTGGGTTGATGATTCAATTCCGAAAAACGGTGAAAGTTATTTGATCGGCAGAACCATCAAGCGATTAGATAGGGAAATCATTGTTTCTTATGCTGACAGTTCTCAAGCGCATATTGGAGTTGTTTACCAAGCAACTAATTTCATTTACACGGGGTTAAGCGCCAAGTTTCTTGACCCAAAGGTTAAAGGTTTAGAGAATCAGCATCACGCAACTTATGCCAACGGTTTAACCAATAAACAAGTAGTTGAGAAATTTGGCAAAGAGAATGTTTACTTCAAGGAACGGTCAAGAAAACATCGTTACATTTATTTCAATGCCAGGGGGAAGCGAAAATTGGAATTATTAGATAAATTGCGTTATCAGGTTTTGCCGTATCCAAAGGGGGCGCTAGATGAATAACGCAACCTTAACCACCGCACTTCGCTTCTTAGCTGAAGGAATCAGCGTTGTTCCTGTCGCAAATGACGGAAGCAAGCGCCCCGCATTATCTTGGCAGAAATATCAAGACCAATTGCCAACTGCCGATGAATTATTGCTTTGGTTTAAGCACGATGTTGATGGCATCGGTGTAATCACGGGCAAGGTATCAGGCAATCTTGAGATGCTAGAGCTTGAAGGTCGAGCAGTATCGCAAAAGATGCACCTTGATATTGCTGAGATTGCCAACAACTCAGGCTTAGGTGAACTTTGGCAGCGCCTAAATGCAGGATATGTTGAGATAACCCCATCGGGCGGGTTGCATTGGCTATACCGAATCATTGACGGCGAAGTCGGCGGCAACACTAAGTTAGCCCGAAAGCCAGGCGAAAACGGCGGTGTGGATGTGTTTGCCGAAACGCGAAGCGAAGGCGGGTTCACAATCACCGCGCCGAGTGGCGGTTTAACTCACCCTAACGGTGGCAATTGGACACTAATTGGCGGTTCAATTGAGGCAATCCCAAAGATTACGATGCACGAAAGAGCAGCATTGCACCAAATCTTTGCGATGTTTGACGAAATGCCAAAGGCGCAAGTAATTCAGGCAGATGTAGTTGCCAAGCACGATGGCACCCTAAGCCCCGGCGATGATTACAATGCCCGCACAACTTGGGATGAAATTCTTTTACCTCTTGGTTGGTCAAAGGTTTATCAAAAAGGTGAGGCAACCGTTTGGCGCAGACCGAACAAGAATGAAGGCATCAGCGCCACTACCAATTTCAACGGCAATGACAAACTCTTTGTTTTCTCAACCTCAACCATCTTTGAAGCTGAAAGTTCTTACTCAAAGTTTGCCGCTTACGCTCACTTGAACACCAACGGGGATTTCAAGCAGGCTGCCCAACAATTAAGAAATCTTGGCTACGGGGCATCAGAGCTTAAAGAACTACTGCAACCGAATAATTTGTTAGCGCAAAATGTCATTGAAGCCCCTTCACAACCCACCACCGCCGACCTAAGCGATGATGATTCAAGTTGGAAGCCAATCCCACTAAAAGATTATTATGACGGCTTATTTGCCGCCCCCATCGCCACTATCTTAAAAAGAACTGATGGCAATGGGCTACTTTACACGGGGCGAGTTCACTCAATTTATGGTGAATCCGAATCGGGAAAGTCTTGGATTGCTCAAATTGCCACCGCCGAGTGCCTGAAAGCTGATCAAAAGGTCATTTATATTGACTTTGAATCCGATGCAATTGACATTGTAAATCGCCTCAAGGCGTTAGGCGTGAGCCGTGCCAACCTGCTTCAATACTTTACATATATCCGACCTGATGGCCCGCGCAATGAAACTGACCCATATTGGCAAGACATCCTGCAACCTGACAGCGCCGTTCTAGTGGTAATTGATGGTGTAACGGAATCCTTAACAATGTGGGGCGGGCAGACCAAAGACAATGACGAAATCACCCGTTGGATGCGAATCTTTCCAAGAACGGTTGCCACCGCCTGCGGCGCTGCCGTTGTGCTGATTGATCACATTACTAAGAACGCCGAAACACGCGGGCGGTTTGCCATTGGCGGGCAGGCAAAGTTGGCAACGATTGATGGCGCTGCCTATCTTGTTGAACCGATTGAGGTTCTTGCTCCCGGCAGAATTGGCTCGCTGACAATGCGAGTGACCAAAGACCGACCGGGTTTCGTTCGCAAGATGGCGGGAATGTATCGAAAGTCAGACCGCACCCAAGAGGCTGCTATTTTCACTATTGATTCGACACGGGCGCAAATAGAATATGTCATTGGCGTTCCCTTGAAGGAAGATGAGGCAGATGCCAACCGTGAGTTCAAGAAACTCAAAGAGGTAGCTGAGTTCATTCACAATCACCCTGGCAGCACCCGCCGAATGGTTCAGGATGGGGTTGCGGGTTCTAAAGAGTCCATTGGCAACATCATTGGCGATTTGGTGGCAGGTGGATGGATAGAAAACAGGGGCAATGACAGGTCATTTGTTCTCTATCTTTCAGAGATCGGCAAAGATCATTTCAGCTTTGTTGATGCCAAAATCTCTTATTTGGGGGCGAACTAGGTGTTCCGTTCCGTTCCTTTTGTGTTCCTTTTCAAAAAGGGAACA